TTTGCAAACTATATGAAGTAAGTAGGGTGTCAATACAAAAATGGCTGAAAATATTAGAGGATAACAATTATATAAAACGTGTTAACATTTATAAGCCAGATAGTAAACAAATAGAAGCTAGGGTGATAACTTTGATTAACAGCTCTATTAAAAAAAAGTTAACAGATAATAATAATATAAATAATACTAATCTTACAGATAGTAATAGAAAGGTGCGTTTTAAAAAACCAAGTGTTATTGATATAATAGATTATTGTAAGGAAAGAAATAATAATATAGATGCGGAAGCGTTTATAGATTTTTATGAAAGCAAAGATTGGAAAATCGGAAAGAATAAAATGAAAGATTGGAAAGCGGCTGTAAGAACGTGGGAACGTAGAGAAATTAAAAAACCAACAATGTCAAAGCTAGACTCACAAATTAGTGCTTGGCAAGAAGCAAAAAAACTATTAAAATAAAATGAATATGAAAACAAACAAACTATTTACAATCAACTTAGATGATGGCAAAGGATCTTTTAAGTCAACAAAAGAATTTAGAAATCTTAATCCACTTTTAAAATGTGATATATTAAAGGATTGGTTTTATGATGTACAGAAAGAGTATAACAAATCAGTAGAGGAATTAGAAGGTTTTTTAAAAGAAATAAGAAATGAAACCACTTAAACAAGAAAACGTACAAGACTTGGCTGAAAAAGTATTAGACTTAGTAGCTAAGACATCAGTAGAAATAGGACATAAAACTGATCCCCAGACTATGGCTACGCTAAGTAAGATATTTGCTAAAGATTTAATTACTGAAAAGAGATTTTGTAATTTAACATTTAATCAAGTTGAGGATGCTTTTCATCAAGGTGTAAGATTTGGAAAAGATGAACCATTTTTAAATATAAGAACTTTTTATAAATGGGTATATGCACACAAAAAAACTATTGACAATGCATACTATGAAGTACATACTTTAGGTAAAGATAAAGACAGGACTTTATGGTATCAAGAGCCAATTAAAATGCTAACATAAAAAGAGGGTTAAAACCAATATGAATAATAATTTGAGAGGTTATACTTTGTGGAGGTTAACTCCCTCTTTTTTTAAAACTAAATGATATGGTCGGATGGGTAATAATAACAGCCATTGGAATGTGGCTAATAAGACAAATAAGAGAATGAAAACAAAAGAAATTGTACAGGAATTGCTTAAAGACAAGCCCTCTTTAAAAGATGATGACAATAGATTATGTACTCATATTTGGTACAGAGAAATACAATCTATGGGGGTTGACCCACATAAACAAAGTGCAGCAGACTTTTTACGATTGTATGCTAAAGGTAAATTAACATTAGCACCTAGTATAAAAAGAGTAAGAGCAAAACTACAAGAACAATATCCTGAATTTAGAGGTGAAAAATACAATCTTAGAAAAGGAAAGATACAAGAACAATGGCGAAAAGACTTAGGGTATGAAGTCTATAAGTAAGCTAAAAAAAGAGCTGGATAAATGGTTTAGTCTTTACATACGACTTAGAGATTCTCATAACGGTATGGTTCAATGCTTTACTTGTGGATGTGTTAAGCATTATAAATCTGGAATGCAATGTGGTCACTTTCAATCTAGAAGTTTCTTAGCCACAAGATTTGATGAGGAGAACTGTCAACCCCAATGCGTGGGTTGTAATATGTTCAAACAGGGTGAGCAGTATAAATTTGCTTTAGCATTAGATCATAAGTATGGTGAAGGAACAGCACAAGAACTGCAATTTTTGGCTAAAAAAATAGTTAAGTTTTCTAGGGTAGATTATGATGAAAAGATTACTTATTACAAAAAAGCTGTTGATAACTTAAAAAAAGAAAAGGGTATAGAATAATTTATTATTATAAATTTGGATATGCAAAACGCAATATATTCTAGCGAACAGCACAAGCAGATTCTTGAAGTGTATATTGAATTATGCAGACAATTTGCACAAGATGTAGCTACAAAAACTAGATACCAGAATTATATGGATGTGCTGCAATTAATAATAGACTATTCAAATGGCTACGGAGAAGGGGTTAAAGAAAACAATTTTTATGATTGGATTATGATATTACCTATAAACATATCAGTTATGACAAGTGGCTTTTTAGCAGGTATAGAAACTAGAAAGAATGCAGCAGTTGTTAGAGCTTATAAAGTAGTGTTAGATCAAATGCTACAAGAAACAGTAGCAAAGCTAGATACGTTAGAGCCGACAAATGAATAATATATACATAGAAATATCAAAGCTAACAGATCAATTTAGAACTATGGCTTATGGTATTACTAATGATGAAAACAAAATACACGAAGCAGTACAGGAGTTGATGCTCTATTTTCTCCAAATGAATAAACAAACCCTGTCAAATATATGGGAGAAAGATGGGGTCAATGGAATATTAAGATATGGAGCAGTTGCATTAAGAAGGGCATTAACAAGCAAAAGAAGTAATTTTTATTATAAGTATGAAAAGTATTACACACATATTGACAGCACTATTTATTCTACCAATAATACTAACGTGGATAGCTATACAATATCTGGCAATTATCATCATAAAGATATATCAAATTTGCCAAACGAAAAAATAGATCACGAAAGACTTAATAAGCTAGAAAAGATTGATTGTGTTTTAGATACTTTACATTGGTATGATGCGGAATTGTTTAAGCTATATTACTATGAAGGTAATACACTTGATTCTCTCGCTGCCAAAACTAAGATTAGTAGGAACAGCTTGTTTACGACAATAGACAAAGTAAGAACAATAATAAAAGATGAATTAGATGAAAATGTATGATCCGAAAAAAAAAGATAGTTTTGTTATGCAATTTGGTTTTTCATACCCTTTCAATCTGTTTGAAAAAAAGAAAACATTAATAAGAAAATATGAAGTTTCTAGTACCAAATGGAATTTACAAGGATCGCATAGAAATATGTAAGTCTTGCGTATATTATTTTAAGCCAACAGGAACTTGTAAAGATTGTGGCTGTTTTATGAAGTTGAAGGCACGTTTAGCACCTATGAGTTGTAGTCAGGGTAAATGGCAAAAGACCACAGTAATAGACACCCCAGATTACAATTTACCACAGGAGATTATAGATGAAATATTAGATATGTGGAAAGATTTAAAAACAGGTAGAGCAAAAGATCAAGCAGCTAAAAAAAGAATGATAGAAACGTATAATGTAATACACGGAACTAATTATAGCCCTACTACTAATTGTGGCTCTTGTATTGCAACGTGCTTTGATGAAATTAAAAAATTATATAAAAAATACAACGAATGAAAACAGATTACAAAAGAACACCAGAGCCTAATTATTATGTTGGAACTACCTATGGCTATGAAGCTAGACGTGTAGTAGAGGACTTTGAATTATCGTACAATGTAGGGACGGCTTGTTCTTACCTCTTACGTGCTGGAAAAAAAGATGGTAACCCAGCAGATCAAGATATACAAAAAGCCATTAATCATTTACAATTTGAGCTTGACAGATTGTGTTCAGAAAGAAAAATATTAACAGGAGCTTTATCAGAATGACAATAACTAATGAGGACAATATGGAATTAATGGCAAGGTATGAGGATAACCACTTTGATTTTGCTATAACAGATCCGCCTTATAATCTGAATTTTAAATATAATGAGTACAAAGATAATTTAAGCGAAAAGGAATATAAAGATTGGTGTTTTAAATGGTTTTCAGAGCTAGAAAGAATATGTGAAAAGGGTATTTTTATTAGTTGCGGAATAGACAATTTAGGATTATGGCACGAAATAAAAAAACCTAAATGGGTTTTATGTTGGCATAAACCTGCTGCTATGGGTAGAAGTAGAGTTGGTTTTAATAATTGGGAGCCAGTATTATTTTATGGTAAGGTTGCAAAGCAGGGGGTTGATGTAATAAAAGCACCAATAACACCTGACCCCACAATGAATTTTCACAGTTGTCCAAAGCCTGTAAAATGGTCTGAACGTATATTGCATAATTTTTGCGTAGATGGGGATAAAATAATAGATATTTTTTTAGGAAGCGGAAGTACCGCAATAGCCTGTCATAATTCTGGGTATGATTTGACAGCTT